TGGTACTCACGCAATGGTGAGTGTGAAAGATCAAGCGGTTGATGGCTTGCGTCGTCGTGCTGGACGGGGCTTGGGCTTTGATGTGAATGTGTCACGTTGGGCTAGGTCCTTGTATCTCTGTGTCCATTCGTGGTTGGGAAAGTGATGCAACCAGCAATAGATTGCATTTTTAATTAGAAAGTCTTCGTCCTTGGATTTGTCGTTCATACTTAGCTGTGACCTTGTTAGCTCGTGAGTACACCGAGAGCGTGGCAAGTAAGCCAACGCACCCGATGACAGCGAGGATGATGTTTGTTTCGTTCATCAAATAACCTCCGAAGATGTGTACTCCATGTAGTCATCTGCGTCCGTGTGGTAGAACGCAGTGCCAGCACATAACTGTTCGCAAAAGGATACGTACTCCTGCCAGTTATGTAACTCATACGGTCCATATGTCATGGACCAATTCATAGGATTAAGCAATGCATCCATCATGCGAATACCTCCATATGTGGGAATGTTTGTCCGTTGTGTATACGAGAGACAGTGATCGTGTCACCGCCTGTCTCTACACTCCAATCAAAAGCAGCATCAACTGCTTCTGCTTCTGAGGTGAACCACTCCTCGTCAGGTCCGTGTGAAATGATGAACATTAGTTATCCTCTTTGTTAGTGTTGTCTTCGTCCTTGGTGTTGTCATCAACAAACGATTGCAATGCAGCAATCATTTCTTTTGCAGCGTTGATGTGATAGGGCTTGGGTACAAGTTCTTCAAAGACTGAATACTGATGCTTACAAGCAAGAGCATTACGAGCCATCATGAACATGGCCTCGGCCTTGACGCCAGTGATAACAACACCTGAATCAGATGTTGTTTCAGTGATGTTGACCGAGTCATCATGGATACACCAGTGTGCGTGTGCGTCCTTGATGAAGAACTCATACTTGAGATCAGGTGCTTGCATGTTGTTGTTAGATAAGCCGCGCTCATTGCGTCGGCAATAGGTACAGCCAGGCATTGCACCTGGCTTGAACGCTTTTACGTATGTACCTGAGTGGATAGATCAACCACGATGGAAGAAATAGGTGTGACCCTGAAACTCCATGTCGTAGAAGTCGTAGCGAAGTGATTGATACCAGACCAGCTCGAAGTCAATCGCACAGCGATAGATGTCAGGCAGGTCATCAGTTGGGTACACCTGATCGCACAGTTCTTCTGAGAACTTGGTGGTGATGTGATCACCTACCCCTTCCCACTCTCCATAGAAGCGATCACTAAACTCATCAGCAGTTGTGATCCCTTCGGCCTTGAGTTCATCAATGAATGCGTCGTACTCATCCTCATCAATGATGAAGTTAGTGCGATCGTGAATCTCATCGATCAGCTCTTGTGTATCTGCGTCCTTGCTGTCGTACCACTGCTCATAAGCAGTCATCACAGCTTGGGCGTCAGATGCAGTCATGCAGGTCATGTGTGTATACATAAGTGGACATGTGACACGCAAGGTGTCATGCCTGGGCGAGGGTTCGCACCCCGCCTCTCGCTTGTACGAATCAGGCGACGACGTAGTCGGGTTGGTTCACGTCAGTGATTGGCATCGAAGATGCAAACAATGCATTGAGACGTGTGACCTCACCGATGCATCGTGTCTTGCAGTTGAAAGGCAACAGGTTGTCATTGACCCAGAACCCGAGGCTCATGTTTGGATTGAGCAGCAGGTTGGCAATGGCACGGCGAGATACGTGAGTGTACTCGTAGATGTTGCCTTTGCGGTACGCAACCTGAACAACAGCACGCAGAGGGTCGACGACCATACGCTCAACGCAGTCAGATGTACGGCAAGGAATGTTGATGAACATGTAGTGAATGAAAGCAAAGTGAATACTTGCGACCTTGTTGTCGCAATGACTGGTCCCCGACTCGAACGGGGTGCACGCCGGTGCATGTCAGCCTGCCATGAGCAAACAATGCGTGTGGCTCCGCAGTCTCCAGTTATACTGGAGTGTACACATCCTAGCCGGCCAACTGGTCAAGCACCTCTAGGTCCTACGGTCTGCTGCAGATGACTGCACCTCGCCGTCGCAACGGATTATTCGGTTGTCGAGGTTCAGGGAGACGGGACAGCCTGAAGGGTCACCGGCTGTATCTGATGGTTGAAGATCGAGACTCTCCTCCCCCTTAACAGGGAGAGTCGAGATCAAGACCTTCAAATCAGATATCAGATAGTCAATATACCGCAGTGGATCGGTCAATCACGGTGGACAGTGGCACAAACTGGCACAGCACCACAGCTTATCGCAGTGATAGCAATGGATCACAGCATCGATTAGTGCTGCTTATGTCAATGATAAGCGTAGCTTAGGAGTCGCGACAGATCGTGTGACTTTGACGGACCGGATCGAGCTGCTTTTGCGCGGGTTTCAACTACCGCGGACGGCTGATGCCTAGGCGCGATGGCTAGATCGCACGTCTAGCGCGGGAAAACCGACCCCCATAGGGGGGATCTGCCGCCATGTACGTACGTTAATACCCTTCAGAAAATTGTGTCAAAATTCACGGAGGTAGGTTTTCTCCCGTTCATACGGCTCAAACCGGACATATTCGACTAAATCATTGATATATCCCGGCATATAGCTGCCTACATCTAGACAAGCCATCAAACTAGCCGTATTAGCAGTACAAACCGCCACAAACCCGGTCAAATAGAGGATAAAGCTTTCGATACCAAAGGAAAACATGACTCCATATGCTTACGACATTCATCAGCAATGACCTTATGTTCAAGCTGAGTACCATTAGCACAGCGAAGATCTGTGTAATGAATCCACGACCTGAGGGTTCCATTCATGTACAACTTTGTTGGAGCTGACATAGGTAAGACCTCCCTTGCACATTCTTTTGCAATACCTGCTGCAAGCATTTCGTTGTATAGACCGTATGAAAGGTCATACACCTGCTGTGCTTTGATTTGAAAGTCCTGAGAGGTATAAGGATCGACATCATCAATACTTGACTGTCTATTCTTTGTATCTTGACGACGAACGACAAGAGCATCAGGTTTAGCAGTTACCTCAGCATAACGCTGACTAAACTCTTGAAAGCTAAAGCTACGGTGCCTAAGAATCTGAGCTGCAATACTTCTAGTAGTGTTGATTTCTACGCACATGTTCACCATCTCAAAGGGTGACCAATGCTTGTGTTTAATGAGGTATTTAATCAGCCTTGCACTGGTCTCAGTGTTGTTCTGATTATCTGGATTAGACACCCTTGCCATGTAGGCTACAAGGTTGTCACCATATGGTGTTGAATGGATTAGCTTAACGGAGGACATACAGTAGTAAACGAGTCACTAGATCAACAGCATTTGAATCCTTGTAAAAAAAAAGAATTGATTAGTTGTCTAGTTTCATTAGATAAGGGGACTCGAAAGTCCCCAAGTCACAGGGAGTCCACCCTTCTCCCTGTATAAGGCGGGGAGCTGGCTAAACCCAGGTAGAGACTGAGTTTCTGTCGTCACCTCTTGCTTGCTTTCTTTGTTCCATATTCATGTTGAATACAAGGTGTCCAGCAAAGCAATCCAGGTCATCTTCCCAGTTCTCTATGATGTCATTCCATTCATCTCGCTTACGGTTAATGATCTGTTGTTGAGCTGAGATAGAAAGGATGTCGGTAAAGTATTTGATGCCTTGTGCTAAGGCGTCAATACGGTCATCATGTCGTACTGCACCTTTCTCACGACACATACGACTCATTTGGTAGAAGAGCATGTATTCAAGTCGTTTCTCAGGTGCTGTGTCAGGATTAGAAGCGTAGTCCCATTCAACTACCTTTTTGTCTACAACAAGCCGGTGTTGATTAAGTACAGGCTCAAGTGTGTCAATGATTCTGTCTTCTTTACGTACGTTGGCACGTGTCTCTTCAATGTGGATGGCTTGTTTTGTTTGTTGAAGGTGCTTTTTAAATAGTTCAGCAACGATACCGTCTCCAAAGTTAGATTCAATAAGGAGTGTCTTTACACCGTACTTTTTACAACCTCTTAGAATGTCCAGTAACGTGTTGTCGCTGTATCCGTCGTGGTAAGCACGCATTTCGTGCAAGTACATGACACCGTTTCGTTGGCTGATATAAGCCGCGACTGTTTCATCCGATCCACGACCCGACGGGTCAACAGAGCAGATTGTGTCATCGTAAGGACTCCATTCCCCCTGGAGCTGCATTGGACTGTAGAAATAATCTCCAGGTAGTCCGACAGTGGGGAGTTCTTTAATACAGTTTTGTGGGTCTGAGCACCAGATGATGTTGTCTGGAGCGTCAGTAGGGTTAACAGAAGTGACGATGAGGTCACTGTTTTTAAGAGGGAACTTTTCTGCGTCAGACAGGCTTGTGTCAAGCATGAACTGAAGCATGAAGTTACTGCGTCCCATGGACGCTTCACGTTCAAGTAGGTCATCATCTTGGAATCGATCAGGGTCGGTTACATCCCAAGGTTCAGCACCGTTATCGATGTCAGCTTGTAGTTGAGGAGCTATGACGCCTTCGTAGTTAGACATCTTGCGAGGAACCCTTGCAGGCCACACCAGAGGTCGATAATTACGCTCTGCAAGCTTTTTATAGATCGTGAAGGTGGTTTGAGGTGTACCGAGGTACATAATGCGGGAGTCATCCTTTGGTGTAAGGATGGACTCAGCTTCAGTACAGAGTTGTAGAAGCTTTGACCGCATCATTTCTGTCATTGAGTTACCAGGAACTTCAATGTCGTCGAGAATCATTAAATCTGCGCGGCTTCCGGTTAGCTGTCCAGTGATGCCGACGCTTTTTACGCTTGGCGCTTGGGCTGGTGAGCAATTCACATCGAAGCTTATCCTCGACCACCTTGCATCGTCGGACTTCGGGCGTAAATGAGAAAGCCATGGCGTTTCAATGATTAGTTTTTGTAGGAAGATAGACATGTTGTCTGCACGCTCTTTAGAAGCGGAGATAATCATGATCTTCTTTTCGGGGTTGTTAAAAAGGACCCACAACACGAACGCTCCAGTAATCCAAGACTTACCAACCCCACGAAAGGCTTGGATCTGGAGTCGTTTTGGACCATTCTGTAAATA